ATTGTCATTACCGACAACATATTCATAAACATAAGTCATTTATGCTTCTCCTTTTACTTTACTAAAAAATTCATCCTTAGTGATACCAAGTCTACCATTGGTTTTTAAACCCCAAGTAAACTCGCTCTTTAATTTCTTATTAGCCAACACATCAACAAAAAACTCATTAGTTGGTTTCTCACAAATAAACTCATAGTTCTTTAAGAACCTATCTACACCATCACCTCTGAAGAAATAACTTCTTTCATATCGTAGATTAAGAGTGCTATTAAAAAGTTTAGGTTTACCATCATAACCTACATCCGCAGAAACATGATGAATAGTACCACTCTTCTTATTTACCCAATAAGTGTAAGTACCTTCCCTAAGATGTTTACTTGAATTCATTATTTTTTCCCTTTTTGTCATATGTAAATATACTAAAGAATTAGTATATGTGTCAAGCACTTTTTATAAATAATTTGGACCTGTCCAAGAATACCAATTACTATTAGTGTCAAAGATAGAACCCCTAGACCACTTTGCCGGAGCTCTCCAACCAGCAGCTTTGAAGACATCACCTTTCTTATGTGGTATTCCTTTGTGAACTCCATCAGTTTTAGCGATAAAACCCCAAACCCTATTCTGTTCAATAACCTTGTCAAATTTCCTACCAGAATTTATTTTCAAACCATTCCTAAATTGATTGACTCTATCTGGTGTTGCCATAGCCCCATTCCAATTAGCATAACTATCTCCAATACCCTCAAGTAAGTTATCTACTGCTTTATTAAATTCCATAGTGTAACTCCGCTTTCATTTCTAAGTAATCGGTTTCGGCATCTTCCATACCAACATGACTTATTGTTCCCATACCAGACTTACTAACTAATTTTATTGGTTTTGGTTTTTTACCGATGGCTTTATCCATCTCAACGAAGAACTCGTCCATGTCCCTTTTTATTTCCTTTAGAATCAAATTCATTATTTATTTCCTTTTTCTTACACCTAAAGCTACCAATAAATTTTGATAAAGTCAAGCATTATTTATAAATAATTTCGAGTCGTGGGTGAGAATCGAACTCACTTAGACGGGTTTGCAATCCGTTGCCTAACCATTCGGCCACCACGACATAAATTACAGTAGACTCTTTAGTGTCCATAGACATCTAAAGATTTAAGGATTTTATAGGACTCTTTCGTCACGACCATGCCTACTGTATAGTGGAGCTGACAGGACTCGAACCTGCGACTTCCTCCGTGCAAGGGAGGCGTTCTCCCAACTGAACTACAGCCCCATATTAATTAAAGAGTGCCTTCAACTTATCCCACACCCAATTTTGATATGGAGTCCGAACTTTTATCAGACGGCGCCCGAGTACCATTGAAGAACACTCTTTAAAAATCACCAGGTGCTACTTGAAAACAAGTAAGACCTTCAGCTCTCCACATATCGACAACCTTTTGTCTGTCATCAACTGTCATAAGAACATCGTCTTTGTCTACAAATATATCCAACATCTTCTTCTTTAAAATTTCATCAGGCATAAATCTCATTTCAGGTGTGGCTGGATTGCCATCAGCAATTGGCCAAGACTTATCCTTGAACTTATCAGGTCTCATAACCAAAAGGTCAAATGGTACATCCCACCAAACTAACCAATCTATAGTTGCTTCATAACTCCTATCGTTTCTACCTGAGAAGATAACTATTTTGTATCCATCTTGATGAAACGTCTGAGCCATTTTGATGACAGGTATGTTTGGTTCATCTAGCTTGATGTTATCAGCATCAAAAAATACATCCCAATCCATCTTAGATTGAATTGGTTTATCACCGGTAGGTGAACCAGCTTTTATTCTTCTCTTATCTATAATAGCCAGAGTTCCATCCAAGTCAAATATAATCGTTTTTTTATTCATTACTTATCCTTCTTTTAGACCTAAATATAACAAAGAAAATGTATATGTGTCAAGCAATTTCTTTCTTTAAATCAATCTTTTCTTGCTGTCGTGATTTGCGTTTTTTGCTCTTTATAACTTTAGTGGTGGGTATCGGAAAGTCCGACATCTTCGGTTTGAATATCCTATCATAGTTCTTGTCGTATTTCTTTTTATCTTTCACTCTACTCTTATCACCTTTTCCAGCTTCTGAGTATTTCTTTTTCATTCCCATTTCCATCCATTGTTTATTTGCATTAATACAATAATAAGTATAACACCTAACAATATATAACTCATCTCCAATCCGACCTTAGATATGGTCTGTGCCATAACTCACCTGTATTTGGTAATCTAATTAGATAATAGTATCTTTCATCTATTATGAACATCTCACTAGCAGAATGTGGATTGACTACTTCAAATACTATTCTTTCCCTTAGTATCTCTCTAATCTCATCAGAGTAAACCTCAACCATATTGTTAAAACTTGCCGGTTCAATTATCTCAATTTCAATATTACATTGTAAGTCGTCACTTGGAACTAAACGATAGGGCACCATTTCAACAGGTGTTGTTGCGTTTGGATATCCTTGTCCTTTTAAAAAGGCACCAAATATAAACGCTAGTATTACTAAGATAATATGTATTAAACTTGCTCTCTTCATTACCAATCCCTAAAGTAATCTTTGTAAAGATAGAATGTTAATGCTATAATCATTACAGCAGTTGCTAATCCAAATTCAATCATGTTGACTCCTATTTTATTTGTAATTGTTGTAACTCTTCAGGTACATTTTCTTGTATGTAATGTTGTATAACAAATGCTTCTGCTATGTGAGAGAAGAACCAAAAGAATGTCAGTATTGGAACATAGATTCTGTAATCTAATCCTACTATAGAAACCCCTAACCAAGTAAAGAATATCATACCCATAGACTTAGTTAGAAAACTAATGCCTGTGAAACCTAACGACATAACACTACCTCTAGCATTAACAACATAAACACCTATTAGTAAGTGTAGTAAGTTAAGAAAGGATGGTGCTATAACTCCCATTAGAAAATATTTTGCTATCATTTAAGTTACCTTTTTTATTTAATTACCATAATATACGAATAAAAATATATTCGTGTCAAGTGTTTTTTACAGAAATATTCTTTATTTATTAATGGTAGGGGAAAGTCCTCTACCATTTTCCTTTAACTAACGGAGAATAAACATGAAGGAAGTAATAACAATGGTCAAAGGATACATAGATGACTTAGCTCATCTTATGATGTCTTTTGTCGCCATAGGTGCTATTGCCGAAGTCATATTCGGAACTGGTATCTTTGGTGTTAATGTTATTGGAAACCTAACATCAATTATCGGTACATTCGGCGAGTCCGGATTTGCTGGACTTGTCGCTTTATTGGTGTTGGTGGGTTTATTTCGTAAGTAGGTAAAGATAAAAAGGGATGACATACCTACTTGTGTCATCCCTTTGGTTATAAACTCTATTTAAATAAAATAGGTAACTTATATCTTACTTTAACTGGCTTTCCATTCTGTAATGCTGGTTTGAATTCTATACACATTACTTTATCTATTATCGTTTCGTTTAATTTAATATTAAAGGTATCTATTATATTGGGCTGTGTAACTTTACCTTTCTTATCTACAGTAAACTCTACTAACACATTTCCTACAAAAGAAGTTGTATCTATATGTTGTATGTCAATGTAACTAAGATTAAAAGGTTTCTTTACTTTTGGGTGTCGACTCTTACCTGTTGGTAAGTCTTGGGCTATCAACGAGCCCATGAGTAACAAACTCATCAGGACTCTCATGGTTCTTCTCCTACTTATGAGGGTTATTAACTATCGCTTCATAAGTAAATATAAAAGAATATAAAATGTCTTCAGTATATAGTGTTAGTTTTTTGTTAGGGGATACTTTTTATATGAGAACCTAATACTATCCATCTTCATCCTATGTTCCAACTCTTTTAATTCAGCATCTCGTTTCATATTAGCTATTTCGTATTCTATCATTTTGACTTTCTCTTGTTGAGCCATCTGTTCTTCTAACTTACTAACTCTATCTTCCATCTTCCAATAAGAACCACCAACACCTGTTAAAGCTGTAATGGTGCTTAATATTAGTTTCATAGAATCATTCTTCATCTGTTAGTGGTTCATTGCGTTTTAATTCAATGTTAACTAGTTTTTGACTTTTACTCACATCATACATATTACCATAACTAATTCTACCTGAGTATTTCATATTATTTAATCTATCAGATAAGGTTTCCAACAAAGTATAAACCGAATCTATTTTATTATGTAGCTCATTTAGTTTTTTCTCTATATCATTCATATAGTAATAAGTATATAAAAAAAACTATAGGTAAAAAAATACTCCCAAAATTTTTTTGTATATGTCGTCAGACATAGCAATAAAAAGCTATGGGTAAAAAATTGACCTCGGAATTTATGCCAGCTCAGCGCCCTTAAAGTATTACTTTAACCGTTTGGAAAACCAAATGAAGATTAGGTATAGGTAGGTACAGCGATAAGGCTGGAAGGAATGAAAGTTAAATAAAGAAAACCAGCCTTATCTTAGAAATGTGGACCACCCGCCTCGGAGGCCTTTTAACTTATGTCAGACACAAGAACCTCGGAGGCTGGGTGGATATCTTTTAGTTGTTGTCCTCTATCTCGTGGTCGGTGAAGAGTTCTTCGTCACTACCATCAGACACGAACTTCTGTACTATCTGTTTAACAAAGGTTCTCTCTGAGTCCACACCACCTGTCGGGTCATACTGAGGATAGATGGTTATGTCAGCAGCTTCCATAAGATTGAAGCCGTCAAAGAGTAACCCAGCAATCTCTACTGAGGTTCTTGTTGACACACCACTCGTTATACGAGGGTTATCGGTTTGAGCCTCAACACGAGTTAGATGGGTAATGGACGAAATATTTTTTAGTTCACTTTCATCCACAGTAGGAAACATATACTTAAGTAAACCAAGCTCTTCTTCGTCACTTAGTAAGTCCATCTCTATGACAGTAAATCTATCCATAAGAGCCTTATCTAACTGCCTAGTAGCGGTGTATTCATTACCTATATTAGCGGTCGCAATAAAGGTAACTCCATCAGCCACTTTAATGGTATCTTGACCATCAGACTCGTCCAACCTTAAGTATCTCTGACCATAGTCGAGAACTGTCATAAGGATGTTCCAAGCATCAGGATGAGCCCTTGTTAACTCGTCAAGTAGAATCACCGCATTAGGTGTCTGTATAGCTTTGACAAATAAAGACTCTGAGAAGTAAGTTCCCTTACCTTTGTCGAAGTGAACATTACCGATAAGAGAAGCTCTCGGGTCTTGTGTCGCACCCAAGTTAAAGTAAAAGTCAGGCCTATCGAGGGCATTGACCAATGACTTAGCAGCCATAGTCTTACCACAACCGGCTTGACCAGTCATCATTATATTCTTACCTCTAACGGCTGACCTTATAAGATACTTCCACTTCAGCTCTTTCATGACCAAACCAGTCGGTTTTAGTCCATATGAGTTAGCAATAAAGTCGACCACTTGTTCGTGACCTTCTGGTATCTCTACATCGGATGGGGCATTAGGTACATGAGATACTGCACCAAATTGTTCCATCGGTACTTTCCACCAATAGATTCTACCACCCTTGCCCTCTCGACATTCAAGAGCCATACCCTTGTTATACGCACCCTTCCTAGTGCCAGTCCTTATAAACGAGGTTAATTTATTTCCATCACTATCCCAAGCATTATATCGATTACCCGATTTAACGACTTGAACGACAGTTCCGACAGTTGGTTTATTCATAAAACTCCTTTTTTTCCTTTTTTTAACACTTAAAGCTACGAAGAATAATGGTTAAAGTCAAGCATTTTCTTCATTTATTTTAAATTTTCGGAGGGGGCTTGGCCGTCGCCACCCCCTCTATATCATGACTCGTCCTATGACCTTCTCGTCAGAAACACTGGTTACGTTCATGAAGTCTTGGGGACGCCAGAAGTATTTCTACTAGCAGTGACTCTTAATCCTAGTCCCACTTAAATTCTTTTTTTTAATTCCCCATCAACACCTAAATATACACATAAAAACCAATACAAGTCAAGCACTTTCTTTCACTTTTTTCACTTTAGTGCGGTCGCACTAGGGTAATAAATCCAAAAGCTAGCTTGACGCCTATAGTCCGAATATAACACATATCTAGCTTAAAGTCAAGCAAAAAGTGATAAAAAGTTATGCTAAAAAGTTTTTTTTGAAGTGTGTGTGAGCCCTATATCCTGTGGTCTGTCATATAGTCGGTAATGAGTATTTTTGTCAGAGAGATAGTATTATAGATAGGATGGATTCCCCACCATTACCCACCACTAACCTATTTAGTGAAGTATTATATTAGATATTATAGTATTATCCCTCGATAGAGGGTAAGAAGTGTTATAAAAAAGAAAGTGCTAACTAATATTGAGGTAAAAGATTACTTCAGGTATCACCATAACTCATCTACTATTTGGTCAAGTAGCCACAATATAAAACATACTGTCATATATTCCAATAACATCATTCACCTCTTCCATCATTTAAAATACCTATCAAATCTGCTACTAAAGGATGATACTGAGGATGCTGAGCAAGTGTACCTATTAACTTCTCCACATATTCTGGAGGTATATGTTCTATCTCAGGATGGTCAATCAACATCTTACCGGCATGAAAGAAACTATCAATAGCTTTATGTACATCTTCGGGATGGTCACCTTTGATGCTGGCTTTTCCATCCACATAGTCGTTGATGAGAGATTCATAATATTCTTTTTGTTCTTTTTTATTCATTACTATAACTCCTTGTACTTAGTAAACCGCTATAATGACATGTATTATCATGGTCTTCAATCCACTTTAATTTTTTATCTCTTGACCATTGTTTGATTTGATACTCCATTTTGAGAGCAGAAGATAAGTCCATTTTATTAGACGACCATTGAAGTTGAATAGGTAGTCTTGTTCGTACATATTTGCTTCCAATACCCTTACTATGTTGACCTAATCTCTTATCTATGTCTTTGGCTATACCTGTATAAATACTTCTATCCGAACATTTCACCATGTATACTTTATATGTCGTTGTCTCTTTCATCCCAATATCTTTGCTCTTGTAGTTCTTCTTTTGATGTATCATCCCAATCCATCCCATAGTCAAAATAATCTTTTATATAACTATCTATGTCGGAACGATTAAAATAAAGACCACGAGAATTTTGTGGCCGAGTCTTTTTAAAAACGATTTGGTCTTGGTTTATTCTTTTCCAAAGATAGTAACCCAATTTATTCGCATTTCGCACTTCACTTACTTCTCTTCCAAAATGACTTTTTGCTAACGGGCTTGTTTGTTTTATTTTTCCAACCACCATTAGTTAGTTTAACTTCACTTGTTGGATACCACAACCCAATGCCTGAATCTCCACCTTCCATCACAAATGTCATCTCTACACCATCGATTTTTTTACGCTCTTGAGCATATCCACGGCGCTCTACTATATGAACACCATCTTCTTGATACTCCACTTTCTTTACTCTACACGGATTACGTTTTGTCATTTTCTAACTTTTCCTCTATTCTTTTTAATACTTCTTGAATTTTGTCCATTGTTTCTTCCATAGACCGTAAATATTGTATTACTTCTAAACTTCGAAATGAGCGCTTGGAACGAGGGTTTCTTGGGTATGTTTTTTTCATTTTGACTCCTCATCATCATCCCAACTTGGCAAATTCATTCCTAAATCCCATATCATTTCATCCAAACCTTTGGTATTTATTTCGTCTCTTTCTTTTTGATTTAACTTTGCTAAGTCCGCTAGTTCGTCAAGATTGTGCTCAATAGATGTTCTTGGTCTTGATTCAAAGTCAAACGGGTTATCTTCATTATATGGATAAAGTTCGTACATTTTGGAATAGAACGGCATTATCATTTCATTATATTCGGGATGTAACTTCATAAGATGTTTGACACAATACATCATACGAACCCAATCTTTTGGTTTAATATTGATGGGTTTACGCAATTGCAATATTCCCATTAATTAATTGCTTGAGGATTTCTTCTTGTTCAAGTGTCTCATCTTTAAGATAAGGTTTGTTTTTACCATCGGTAGGTGGAATTACATCTATTTTCTCGAAACCTTTTTGGAATAGTTCATTTAATTCCAAATCGGTCATACTTGAAACCATATGGTCAATTGCATCATCAAGGGATTGACGAGCTTCATCGGGCATCTCTTCGGTTGATAGTTCTATTAAACTATCGATTAGTTCGGGTAGTGTCATTTATACTCCTTATTAATAATTATGATTTATATATACAACTCACAAAAAAAATTTCCCTAAATTTCTCATTTATCTTTCCTCTCACCCCACCTTAAATAATTCAAGATTTCTTTTGTGATTTCTTTATGTTCGCCGTCCCAAGAATATGTTTTTCTCATTTGGTCTACATGCTTCTTAATCATTTTTTCAACAATTTCTCGACTTTTTTTTGAATGTAAAAGAAAACTCATATTATTTCTGAAGGAACTTGTCGTTCATGGTTTTCGCTACACTCATCATGTTAGTACAATCGATGAAACTCGCATCCTTACCATACATTCTCTTGAAAGTATTTTCGTCATTTTCACTTCTGAAACCCTCAGAGATAAAGTAACTCATGATTTTAATTCCATTATTCTTCATCATTTTTACCATTCTTCTAGTGTGGTCAACCGCTGGATCACCGGCATAGTAAACATCGTGACTAGCATATCTTCTACCACCAGTAGAGAACCAAGGCGCTCCATCTGAATAGTTGATGAAGTAATTATCTTCACCAGTTGAACCTTGTAACCACTTCTTCATAATAGCTTCGTAACATAGCGACTCAGGAGTGACTCCACCAGGTTGAAGAGCCTTCCAAAGAGTTTTGATTTTGGTTAGCTTATCTTTCTTACTATTGTAAACAATCACTACGATTGGCTTATCTTTGTTAGTCCATCTAACATCAACAGTAACTTGAATGTTTCCAGCCATATCAGCAGCTTTTGCCATAGCAACGGCAGACTTAATGGCTTTCTCAAACTTTCCACCACTCATAGAACCACTACCATCAATCGACAAGTGTAAGTTAGCTTTGTTGTATCTTTCTTTCTGAATCTGTGAAAAGACATTCTCATTACCAAAACCCAGCTCAGAGATTAATCTCTTGTTGATTTTACCTGTGTTTTGTCTCGTGAAAATCAAATCTTTCTCTTCACCACGAATCT